TAAAGTGTTCGTAGTATTTTGCTTCGGCTTGTGTTCTACCAAATCCTGTTGCTCCGTAGAGGGGTGCAAAGGTGTGTGCTTTCGCATCTTGACGAGTAGTCGGTTGACCCGCATCTGTAATAACTTTAGACGTATACGAGTGAACATCAAAACCAGTAGTGACTTCTTCAATAGCAACTCCATCTTGTGACAAGTAAGCAGCAACTCTAAACTCTAGTTGTGCAAAGTCAGCTTCTAAAACTTTACCACCTTTCCATCGTGATATAAATACTTTCTTAACAGGGAACGTACCACCTCTAGGCATGTTCTGCATATTAGGGTCAGCACCACTAAACCTTCCAGTAGACGTTCTATGTTGTAATAATCTAACATGTAACTTGCCATCAGGCTTCATATAAGTATTAATGCCTTGCACAAAGGAAGAGAGGTATGTATCTAATGCTGATAATCTTTGTATGTCATGTAAGAAACTATATGCTGTATCAGAATCACTTCGTTTAGTAACGTGCTGTAAAACTTCTAACATCTTTTTATTCACACTAAAGCCATTAGCACTAATCCATTTTGCATTTGTTGGATTAAATTTAAGACCTGCTATTTCTCTAGTAGGAGCAAAAATGTAGCCAAGGCTATTGCAAGTAGCACATTTGGGTAACTTAGCGTAAAGAGTTCCATCTTTCTTAACCTTTCTTATTGTTCCTGTTCCATTACATGATTTACACATAACTGCCACGGTCTTGTAAACAATATCAGAATTTTCTTTTACTTTATGTTTAAATTCATCCCTACCCATGTAAGGAGCAAAGTTATTCATCCAAGTTGTTTTGTCTTTAGGTTTTCTGCTATATATAATCCATGACATTTGTTCAGGACTATTAAGATTGATTGGTGTATCACCCATAAGCTGATGTACTTGCCTAGTCAATCTCTCTTCTATCATAGCCTTTTCTTTTTCAAACTCTTCTCTAACTTCATTTAACTTGTCTACATCAACAGTAAATCCAGTTTGATATATTCTAGCTAGTGTTAGTGCAACACGATTAGTTAATAAGACAGTATCCATTAAACCTGAATACTCTACTGTATTTAACTTTTTATATAAGGCATCAGATAATTCTTGAGTAGCTTTTAAGTCAGCAGAAAGATAATCAGATAACTCTTGTTTAGGTATCTCATCTATAGGTACTTTATTTTTAAAGTATTCTTTCATGGTGTCTTGTTTCTTAGTTGCTAACTCATATCTGTTTGCACAAGCTTCTAATGATAGAGGTTCTTTTAATCCACGTTGAAGAATGTATTCACCTAACATGGTATCAAATATAGGACCATCATAATTTAAGTTACATTCCCATAGCCACATTAAATCATGTACTATGTTATGCCCTATAAGAATAGTTGCTTGGTCAAGTAACTCTTGTACACCTGTAAAGTCATCTCTAAATAAATGCTCTTCACCATTATCCGTTAGACAACCTACCATAACAAGCTTGTTGTCAGTCTCAAATGGGTCAAGATGTAACTTGCCATCTCTATGTGTTACAGTATTCTCTACATCAAGTGTAAGCTTCATAATCCATTATCCAATTTACTTATAGGTAGATTATAGCAGTCTGCTCGAACTATAAAATTATTTGAAGGGTCAATATCTCCCTTTTTCATAAATGTTGCTTGATTAAAATATTTTTCTTTTATTTTAATTCCTAAAAACCAACCAACAGATAAATCTTTTTTAACACGAACAAAAGCATAAGCATCACAATCTTGTTTTGTGTTATAAGCAGCTATACTACATTCATAAAAAGGTTTTGGTTTTACTGTTGTTTGTTTAGTTTTCACATCTATTCTTTTTTCCGATACAATAATATCATAGTTATATGTATTACACCAATCTCCACCTAAAACATACATGGCTATTTGCTCACCTATAAAACCTGCTAAATTACCAGAGCCGTTTAATATTGAATGATTTAAATTTCCCATCTCTTCTGATTTATTTTTAGCTAAAGAAATCATTTTGTCTGTTATTTTTATTTCAATTATCATGCTGTATACCTCGCAGTTTTATAATCAAGATTACAAGTAACATTACCATGCCAACCTGTCAATTTGTTTTTTACAACATTAAGATGTCTTTCAGGACCTTCTTCTTCTTGACCTTCTATTGGTGGATTCTTAGCAATCAATACCATCAAGTCTGCTTCAGCAGCTTTACCAGTCCTACTACCTTCCATCATAGATTGATTAAGTATAACTTTACCTTCTGCTTCAGCAGATAGTTGAGACATATAAAACATAGCACAATTATGAGACTTAGCTATCTGTCTAGCATATATTGCATTAGCCTTGAGTGCTTCATCAGGTCTAGCAAATCCTTGAGACCTAGCAAACTTATCACCCATGTCTAGCACAACTATGTCAGGCTTGTATGATTTACATACACTCTCTACCCAAGCCATATCACGATTAGATGCATCTTTGATATCTATATGTTTTCGTACTGGACTGTACAACTCTTGTGCTCTCTGTGGATTCTCTTTCACTTGATGCATTGTCATACCTGTCGCTGCAGTTAGATATCTTGCTCCCACTCTATGAGGACCTTCTTCGTTGCACAGTATAATACATCTAGCACCTTGATGTGCAAAGCCACCGGGAGATGCAATCAAACTAGCATGAAAGGATGTCTTGCCTGTATTAGGTCTAGCACCTACTTCAATTAGATGCCCAGCATTCACACCTTCAACTACTCTAGTCAAACTAGGAATGCCAAAGTTCCATCTCGCTTCTAAATCATTCTTGGATAGCAAAGCATCAATGCTTATGTCTTCCCATTGTATATTTAGATTAGGAGTAAAGTCATCACCATACTGCTCCAAAATATTACGAAGAGGTTCAAGTGTAGATTGAGAACCATTGACGTAATCAAAGCCAAGATTAGCAATGTCTTCACCAACAACTTGCTGAAATAGTTTAGATAAAACTTCTTGTGCAACATCTTCTCCCATTGGTTGTTCTCGTTTGATGCCGTTGAACAAAGATGAGTATGCTTGTTTTTGTGCAGTAGTCATTGATGGATTGCCTGACATAAACAATGCTTCAATCTCATCAGGTGTTACTGTTCTTTCGTATGTAGTCATTGCACTATCAAGTGCTTGTTTAATCTTTCTTACATCTTTGCTGAATAATCTGTCTGGACATTTAGCACCTCTATGCTCATCATAGAATGCTTTGTCCATCAGACTTCGTATTAGGGATAGTTCCATGTCTTACTCCTTTGGGGTTAGGAAATATAAATTGTTTAAGTCTTCTTCGTTTCTATACTTCAAATCATCTTTTAGTCTAAGTACTTTTACTTCTTTAACGTAGTTGCGTAACTCTTTTGCAAACTGCATTATCTTATCTAAGGCGTCAGGGTCTAAGGCAATAATTGCTGTTGAGAACTGTGATAGATATTGCTTGTGTGATTCCAATAATGATGTTCCTAGCACAGCTATCCCCTTCCGTGTGTCAGAAGCAACCACAGCTGCACTAACACAATCCTCAACAACAATAGCAGTTGTACCATGTCCTTGAGAATAAGGCAAGTTGTTTTTTCCGTATCGTTTCCATTTAGGTTTACTCTTACCTAATGAACGACCTGCACCATCAACAATCTTATTGTCATGTACAATAGGAAACACTGCTCTGTTCTCTTTAACGTCATAGTACAAACTTAATGTGTTAGCAGATAGACCCCACTTATCACACCACTCAGTAATTGCCTTACGATTACCATGTGGAACAACATGTTCTGGGAACTCAAAGATTGTATTATCATCTTCTATCTGCTTACTCATAGCAGTGCGAATATCATCTATAGTGAGAGTAACACGAGAATTGCCAGATAAACTACAAGATATCTTATAGCAATTCCACATTACTGAACCCATATTATTGGTCACTGTAAATGTATTATAACTTTTACAGTTAGGACAATCTAATCTTCTAGACTCTCCTACACTTAACTGTAAATCATTTATATAATTGTATATATTCATTTATATGTATCACTTATATGTATATATAATATTAGCTGTTCGGCACTTGCCTTGTGCTTATAGCAATGGATTCACGGGTTGTCAATGCTTTTTTTGCACTTAGGTAAGTATTTTTCATATATGGCATTACACTATTAGGATTTGCATGTCCTGTAACAGACATTATTTGACCCATAGATACACCGGCTTCAACCATCTCAGTTGTACCTGTTCTACGTAAGTCTGCCAATCGTAGCTCATTAGGTAAGCCTGCAGAGGACATAGCCACTCTCCCTAGTTTGGATATACCATGAAGACTATAAGGCTTGTATGCTCCTCTAATCGCCTTCGGCATAGGTGCAACATATTCTTGGAATCCGTAGTCTTCCTTTTGTTGTACAAGCATAGCTAGTAAATCTTTACTAATGGGAAGGTGAACTGTGGCTCTACGTTTTGATTGCTCTAGATGTAAAATACCTTTGTCAAAATCTATATACTCAAACTTTAACAATCTCATATCACCAATTCTTTGACACCATTCATAAGCCATTTGTACAATTAAACCTAAGTTTCGTGTTTTAAAATTAGTGTATGCATAATCTAGAAATTGTTTCACTTGGTCTCTTGTCCAAAGAGTTTTTCTAGACTTAGGTGTTCTGCATTTGAAAGTAGAGAATGGGTTACTTTGTACATAACCCATCTCCATTCCATAAGAATACATTTTTCTTGATACAGAGCATATATGATTAGCCATAGAAATGCCACGATTTAGCCATACTTCATAAGACTTCTTAGCTTTAGCACCGTTCATATTTTTTAAATATGTTCTTGACAAGTGTTTACTTTCTACAATTGTACTCAACATGTTCTTTATAAAGTATTGATAATCTTGTTTAGATTTATCGGCTAACATATTGAAATCACTAGATAATAAATACTCATCAGCTAAACCTTGTACAGTAGGATTGTTTTGTACAGACACAACTTCAGATTGTTGTTGCAAAAATGCATCAATCAATTTGTTAAATTCATTAGCTTTCTTTTTTGCTATTGACAAATCTGAACCTAAGTTAGTACGTGTGACAATGCCTTCATCAATA